GGTGCAACATTCTCTTGACCACTAGTTGGTTGAATGTAAGGAATATCTTCTTGTTCTTCGGGTGTTTCAGCTGATGGAATAGCCCTATCAACTGCTTCGGGACTTGGAAGATTAGCATCAGGTTGAGCAGCACCACCACCTTGCAGTGTATAGTAATCATCCACAGGGCAGTTTGGTTCAAGTTCACAACCAAAGATATTTAATTTAATATTTTCAAATCCAAATGCAGCAGTCAAACTACCAGAAATTTCTGGAACTTTATTCATGATTCCATCTAGTGCTCCAGTAACACCAGCAAGTTGTTTTTGAATATCATCAAGATAATTATCTAGGTTTTCAATAAGTGAATTATTTGCATCTTCAATCTCTGGTTGAGCCGATTTAAAAACTTGTGCTGTAATATCTTCAGCATAACATGCAGGAACTTTAGGTGATAATCTTCTATAAAGCGCATCGTCTCCATTAGCACTCTCTGCTGCACGTTTTGCCTTGTTCTCTAAATCGGCCAACCCTAATGCTTTACTAAGAATATCACTCAACATTTTACTAAGTTTGTTAGTAATTTTATTATAAACACAGAGAAGTAACTCATTCAAGATTTTTTTCATATCAGCAAACTGATATCTCATACTTGAAGGCAGTGCTGCAACAACTTTAGTTAATGCTTGATTTAATTTTTTAGATACAAACTCTCCTACTTTGTCCATCAAAGGTTTCATGTATCTTGCGACTTCATTTGAAACATCTTTAACAACTTTTTGGATATCATCAACAACATTTGAAACCCTGTCAATATAACTTTGGAATGTATTGATATATCCTTCTACCTTCCTTACAAGATTGTCAAGTGCAGTTTGAATTGCTTTCGAGTTTGATGTTGTAAAACTACAATTACTTAAGATGACACCCTTCTCTTGATACATACTGTTTCTTTTGGTATCACCAGAAGAAATTACATTAACATCATCAACACCTTCTGTGGTTGCACCAGGATGCACTGGTGCAATAGGTGAGTTATTTTTTTTACTACGATTAACGATACCTTCAGCAACCCGTTTCTTCTTTAGATCTTCATATTCAGGGCTACCTCTCTCATACCCAAGTGCCTCTGCTTCAGCAATGGCACTTCGCATATCAGCAAATTGCTCTTCAGTAAGAGATTTACTAGGATCTAATCCATAATTATTAGCAGCAGATAATCCACCATCTTTTTGTGCTGTTTCTTTTATCTTATCAGCAGAGACATCTTCCTTCTGTTGCTCTACTGGTTTTGGTTTTGTGACTCTTAAATCATCGTCAGGAATGATTGGATTTGGACCACCATCAGCGGGAATATTGGCAGGGGGATTTCTACCCTCAGCAACTCCACTGGTCGCTAAAGGTCCAGGAGTATTGTTAGAAACTCTGTTGTCACCAATTTTGGTAGATAATGGAACCTGAACATTATGTCCAAGAACTCCCATGATGACTGGAATTTGTTGATCCTGTCCGTCAAGGAAGAATCCAAATACCATCATACCTTGTCTAAGGTTTGAGGTATGAGTTGCAGAAGTTTGCCCGCCACCACCGGTGACAGGATACATTATTTGTGCCCAGGGTAGTTGATCAGAGTCAATAGACTCCTCACCCTGATCATGAAGACCAATAATTCTTACTTTATATCTTCTTCCCCAACCGTCAGGTTTTTGCGTATCCTTATGTTTTCCCGGCAGGATATTATCTCTCCAGGTGGCATCGTCAGCGATCTGACCTATCCACCAGAGAAAACTTGAACCTAAAAATCCTGGGTTAAATAAAGATCCGCCTTCCATCAGTCGTCATACACTAAACATTCTGGTTCTGATGGATTCTGGTCACAAAATAATTCTAAGTATGTGGGATCGTGATGATCACCAGCTTCAATTTCTTTCTTGTGATGTTCGACGTATTCCTCTAATTCATGTAATTCACCCTCAATATGTCGGCGCATTTGAGGATTAGTTGTAGGATCTTGAAGGATTTCTTTGTCCTTCTGAATATGTTTTTCGATACTTTCCATTGGTTACTAGCGTTTTTTTGGTTTTCTACCAAACGATTCTCTAACAAGATTTATCTTTGTAAGAGATTTGTTTGTAGTAATTAAATGACAAAGGTCTGATATAATATATAGTCCCCCTTGTTGACGATCAACTGTGTCATTTTTGTTATCTTTTATTTCAGGGGTATCAACATAAACCGCATCACCTGCATGAAGTGAGAAGTCTGCTGGTATTGTAATAGTAATCTGCTGAGAGAACAACAGATTATACCTCATCATAGATTGATTATGGATTTTTGCAACCTCAAAGTTTTGGTCTCCAGATTTTTTAATTTGTTCTTTTGAATCACCTGTTGGCATTGTGCCAGTGTCTAACACATAATAAGTTGTTCTTGAAAAATCCTCGGTTGCATTTGGATTTTTAAATTTAGTATTTAATTTTGGAAGATTCTTTCCACCTTTCTTATAAGCAGATCCCTGTTCAAAATCCTCTGCTTTAAAATTTGATACCTCATAATATGTTGTAAAGGGGTCAAAGGTAACTATTCTATTACTATAAGCACCTATTTTATTCTTTTGTCTAGCATCAATTCTATTATCACTACTCATTGTAAGTGCTTTACCATCATATGATTCTGGTACTTTACCTCCCCGTGAGTCAGTGCTTTCATTGTATATGAATGATTTTTTTGGTTCTTGATCCATTAGAGTATCAATAGATTTAAAAAAGAATCCATTGTAAGTCTCAAAGAAAAAATATCCAGCACTTTTTCCTAAAGTTTGTGTGGTGTCTGATACTGCTTGAGTAGAGAACTTATTCAACCAGAAAAAAGGATGTTTATTATTTGGAATTTTATTGCAGGAATTTGCAGTTGTTTCTATATCCAATTTCTTTTTGGTATCAAGACCTTTGAAATTACCTTCAGTCAAAATACGATTTACAGAGTCAGATATTTTACCATCAAATCTACTAACTAAATTTACTTTTGTATTCATTATATCTTCAGCAGAGACAAGAGTCAATCCAACCATCTCTTTTCTAGTATCTTCAGATATAGGAGTGGATTTTTTTACATATAATTCATTATTTTTCTTTGTACTAAAATCAAGAGTGTTTTTATTATTATCCTCAATCTTAAGAGAAACCGTCTCCTCACCAACAATTGGAAGACCTGACCTCGCTGTCTTTCCATCGATAGTATCACCAGAGTCAGAATACAACACAGTAACCTTTATGGTATTATCCATGATGCTCTCAAAATATCTCAACTCAACAAATCCAAGTAAGAGACTTACATTTTTTTCACCTTGATTTGAAGAGATTGTCAAATCTTTTATAAACCCTGCTTCTGCTGCTTTCCCTACGTTTTTTGTCATTTGATATTACCTCTATACTATTTAACCCTGGAACTCAAGGAATTCAAATGGATCATCAGAAATTGTAGCAGACACTGACCCCATCATAGAGGGTTGTGGTTCTTGATTACTTATTTGTTGTTGTGGTGCTGGAATAGGAATATTAATCATTTGTTCTCCACCCTCATAAGATGCGCGTCTTTCTATCGATTTCATATTATATCTACCTCCAACATATCCACCGCCCTCATACGCTATGTGAATATGATCATCATGTCCACCAGATGGATCATTTCCAGCATGAAGCAATTCGACAGGACTAACTCCATTTAACTGGTTGAATTTTTTTATTGCCTCTAGAATTTTTGGTTGCTCATGAGGAAGTACTCCAATATCAATCGCACGATCATAATTATGATAAGAATTATAGGATCTTTTAAATGATCCACCAAAATCTGGGTGCTCAGTAACTGCTAGGAAATCTTTAGGGGAACTTAATTCTTTATATAAGAATCTACCAAGATTACCAGAAATTTTTGTGCCTTCGCTATCTTCTCTAGAATCTCCTGATGATGTGCTAATATCTACATTCGCTGCTGGTTCAACATTCGCTGCTGGTTCAACATTTGCTCGTGCGATATTTGCCTTCGCAACTACAACACCTGGATTGCCTGCTGTATTGAAGAAGTGATTTTTATACTGAACAACATTTACATTCTGAGAAGGATCATTAAATGCGGAACCAGTCCTAAATCCAGTAGCAGATATAATTTTACCAACATCAGAGTCACTGAGTCCTTCTGCTTTCAACATGCTTTCTAGTTTTGTTGTATCTTGTGCGAGTTCAATAGCAATACCTGCTTGTTCTAACTCTTTTACCGACCTTTCTTTGTATATACTACCATCACTAACTGGTTGATATTGTCCTCTACCCATTATAACACCCCTTACAGTAGCACTATCTGCTAAGAAGGTTCCGGTTGTTGCCTTTCCAGTTTGTATCAAACCAGTTCTATTAAGAACACTTCTGGCAACCAGAGCCATTCCAAGTTTTCCTTCTCCACCTGCCTCTGCGAGAACAAGTCTCTTGAAAAGGGACATCTCATCACTCTCAACTGTGCTCTTAGGCACATATGGAGATATAGATTGATTTGCACTTACTTTTTCTTTTCCCTGAACTTCGGAAGTATTTACAGGTTTCTTACCAGTGAAGAACGTATCATATAACCACTTTCCTGCCATATCACCTGCAAGACCACCTAAAGCAGCACCAACAATATTACCAACAACAGGAACAATAGATCCTGCTCCAGCACCAAGAGCACCAAAAATAGTACTACCAATAGCAGCAAA